AATAATGGCGCCACCTGGCAAAACGCGCACGGTGGATGACACGTAGGTCTGTGGAGAGATAATTCCGGTGACGGTTTCGGCAAATAGGTTAGGAAGACTGTTCCCTTTTGGCCCAATGATGCCCATTTTGCTTGCGGTACCAAAATCTACGGCAATTTCAATCGTATTTAGCTTGTTAATGAGTTTTTCGTCTGGATTTGCTCGGTACTGTGCCGCAATTTCAATTGGATTGATCTCTTTTGTGCCAACTCGCTCCAACTTTGCAATGGGACCGACAAGTTTTTCGGTCTTAGCAACCTTTTCAAGCGATGCAGCGTAGCCGCCAGTGAGGTAATTCTTTAGTAGTTCGTCAAAAAGGTCAGTTTGAGCGGCCCCAACCTTGAGATTTGACTTCAAAATGTTGCCAAGACGCACAAGAACAACTTTGTTTGGGTATTCTCCAGCCGCAAACAACTGCGTTGCAGCAGATTCACGAGCAAGTGCTGCACTTACAGCTTCATTTGTCTCCAATCCTGGCTGATACCCGCCCTCAAGTTGGAAGATTGGCTTT